TTTGAAACTAAACCTAGAAGTACGTTAGGGGTTATGGGTCAAAGTGCTATTAAAGGTGTTGCTGGACTTGGTGATATAGTGACTGGCGCAATTCCAAATGCTATGGAACTTTATCGTTATGCCACAACCCCTAATGCACAACTTGGTAAAATTTCACAGCCAGTAACGCAATCATTGATACGTTCGGGTGTTTTAAAACCTGAAAATGAACCTAATAACCCGATGTTAAAAGCCATAGATTTTACTACCCAATTAGCTACTGGCGGTGGTATTAATCCTATGAATATAGCAAAAAATACATTGCCAAAGTTAGGTAGACTAGGATTACAGGGTGGTGTAGGTACAGGCACTCAACAATTTCTTGAATCAGCAGATGTAGGCCCATTAGGACAAATGGCAGGTACAGCATTAACAATGGGTGTAGCAGGTTCACCAACTGCATTACGTTCTACTGTTGGTGATGTATCTAGAAATGCACTTAAAAACGTAAGCCCTGAACAATTAAAATTAGCTGATTTGCTGATGCAAGATGCTAGAAAATTGGGTACACCATTAACGGCTGCTGAGGCATTAGCACAGGTAACTGGTGGTAATCGTTTGACTAGCACACAAAGAATTGTAGAAAATGCCCCTAAATCATCACAGATGATGGCTGACTTTATGAATCAACGACCTAATGCTAACGTCAACGCTTTTAACCAAACTGTAAATCAAGTTAGTCCTTTTATTACTAGGCCAGCTACATTAAATAAAACTGCGGAAGATTTTATTACTCGCTCTGAAGCGGGATTAACTAAAGGTACTAATCCAATTTATGCAAAAGCAGAATTAGAAATTAGACCAACAGAATTAGAAATAAAAAATTTAATATCTACACCTAAAATTGGTTCTTCTATTAAAAATGCTATAGATCATGTAATTTCTGATCCAAATTCAGGCGCAACTGGATTAAAACCAACTGATTCAGTTACATTAATGGCTGCTAAAAAATATTTAGATGAATTGTATGTAAATCTTGCAAACCCCTCTAAAGAAGGTTTTTCTGCAACTAAAAGTGCTTTTGTTTCTACAGCGTCAAGAGAATTAAATGATTTTTTAAGAGCAAAATCCCCATCATATGCTAAAGCTAACGACATTCAATCAACTGCTATTACAAAAGACATTTTGCCTAGAAAACAAGGAATGTTAGGTCAATTAGCTGATACTGGTGGAACTACAGAAAGCATGATGGCGGCACAAAGGGGTATCTTAATGCCTCCAGCACCTATGGCTACATCACCCAAAGAAATATCTGCAACGATTAAATTATTGCGTAGAGAAGACCCTAATGTACTTGCCGATTGGACTGGACAAACTTTACGAGGTATTTTTAATGAAAATTCTCAAAATTTACAGTCAGGTGCAAATCAATTTGGTGGGGCTAAATTTGCTGCTTCAATAGCTGGCAATCAAGCTCAAAGAGCTAACCTTAAAACACTTGTTTCTGAAAGTGCAAGCCCTCAAGCATGGAAAGGATTTGAGACCATGTTGGATGTATTTCAGGCACAAGGTAAGCGTTTACCTGCTGGCTCTGCTACAGCGTTTAATAAGGCTGAACTAGATGTATTAAGTGGTGGTGGAAACTTGGCAAAATTAGCATTAACCCCTACAAAACCATCTAAAATAATGGATGTGTTTGAAGAATTTAGGTTAGGCTCTAATACTAAAAAATTAGCTGAATTATTAACTGATCCTGACGGCATTAAGAAATTAGAGGCACTATCAAAAACTAAGCCTAATACGGCAAAAAGAGAAGTTTTAACTAACTCTATAGCTGGTGGATTAATCGGTGGAAAAGAACCAATTGAGGAGAATCAACCATGAGTCGCAACGGTAACGGAATATTCAATCTTCCTGCTGGAAACCCTGTTCAAACTGGCACTACTATCAGCTCTACATGGGCTAATAACACCCTCTCAGACATTGCTAATGCTCTTACGCAGTCTATTGCTGCCGATGGTCAGACTACGATTACAGGCCCATTAATTGGTTTAGATAGCACAGTAACATTTGGTGGTACAGGGCAGATTAATCTTCCTGTAGGAACAACTGGACAAAGGTCAGCTACACCATACGCAGGTATGATTCGTTATAACTCTACATTTGCACAGTTTGAAGGATATTCAGCAAGTGGATGGACTCAGGTAGGTGGTGGTGCAACTGGTGGCGGTGGGGATCAAGTATTTGTTCTTAATAGTACGGTTGTAACTACTAACTATACACTTCCATCGGGCAAGAATGCGGAATCCGTCGGGCCTATATCTGTTGATAGTGGTATTACAGTCACAATTCCTACAGGTCAAAGATGGGTAGTATTGTAATGAAAACTACTTTAAAATAAGAGAAAGTAAAGGATAAATCATGCCGTATGGTCAAATTCAGGTCGATACAGTCAAAGACAGTTTAAACAATACATTAGCACCATCAAGTGCGGTGTTAAATGCTCAAGTGTATCTCGTATCTAATAAACTAAATGGCAAGCAATATGTAGGTCAAACAATTAATCCACATCTTCCGATTGGTCATGGTCGTATTTTAAAAAGTGCGTATAAGTTGCATGGCAAAGATAATTTTACTTATGAACCAATATGTAAAGGAATTAATAATAGAAGTAGTTTAAACGCCATAGAACGCTTTTGGATTAGTGCTATTGATACAATTACACCCAATGGCTATAACATTGATTTGGGTGGCTCTGAAGGTTCTATATGGACAAATGAGCGTAAAGAAAGAATAAGTATTGCTCGTACAGGTAAGAAATTAAACAGACCACTTGGTAGTAAATCAGGTATGGCAGGTAAAGCATATCCTGAAGAAGGCAAGCGTAAATTATCTGAAGCATTAAAAGGTCGCATTGGAACAAATCTTGGTAAACTTGCTTCTGAAGAAACCAAAGCAAAAATGTCGGCTAGTCAAAAGGCTAAAGCTGATTCTTTTGAAGTTCACCCCAATATTGGCAAAAAAGCATCTGAAGAAACAAAGGCTAAAATGCGAGCGTCTAGAGCAAAGAGAATTTATACTGATGAAGATAAACAAAAGATTAGCGAGGCTGTAACAGCTTGGCATCAACAACGTAAGGAGCAAGCATAATGCCATATGGAACGGTTAATGCCGACTTAATAACAGGCTCTACAGGTGGGACAATGTCTCCTGCAAGCACGTTTGGCTTCAAATCAAGAATCATAAATGGAAGCATGGTTATAGACCAAAGAAATGCTGGTGCTAGTGTTACTGCAACAGGCTCTAATTATTGTTTAGATAGATGGCAAATGCTTGCTTCTGTAACTTCTAAATTTACAGTTCAACAAAATGCTGGTTCGGTAACACCGCCTGTTGGGTTTAGTAATTATTTAGGAGTTACTTCTTCTGCTGCTACTTCATTAGGTGCAACAGATTATTATTTAATTACCCAAAAAATAGAAGGATTTAATACGTCCGATTTGGCATGGGGAACAGCTAACGGAAAAACAATAACTGTATCGTTTCAAGTGTATTCCTCTTTAACAGGTACTTTTGGTTTTGTTTTAAGAAATAGTGCTGGTTCTAGTGTATATCCAGCAAGTTATACAATATCTACTGCAAATACATGGACTTCAGTTTCAGTAACGGTTTCAGCACCACCTAACGGAACAACATGGATTGGTGCAACTAATGGCATTGGAATTGAATTAGATTTTGGATTAGGTGTAGGCTCTACTTATAGTAATACTGCTGGAACTTGGACAACTGGTGGATTAGGTGTTACAGGAGCAACATCAGTAGTCGGCACAAACGGTGCAACATTCTACATAACAGGTGTACAACTAGAAGTAGGAACAAACGCTACTAGCTTTGACTATAGACCTTATGGGACTGAGTTAGCTTTGTGTCAGAGGTACTATGAAATGTACCCAAGCATGGCTTACAGAAACTCTAATGGAACAATTTTGACAGGAGGAGCTATTTTTGGAAACATGGTAAATACTCTTGTTGGATTTTCAGGCAGTACAGGAACACAGGCTTCAATTTCAACATCTTTTAAAGTAGAAAAAAGAGCAACACCTACTGTTACTTTATCTACTCGGTCAACATCTTATACAAATCAAGTTGAAACACGAGGCGGTTCAGGTGTTTATTCAAACTTGGATAAAACAACTTCTGGTATTTCTGTTATAGCCAATCAAGTTGCTGGTGGAGCTGATTGTTATATTGGATATGGTTATGAAGCATCAGCGGAGTTATAAATGAAAAACTATCAATTAGAAAAACTTGTTTCAACAATTGGGTTACCCAATCCAACTACACATAATTCTGTTTTTGGTATTACAGAAGATGGTCGTTATTTAAGCATTCCTTTTGATGAAGCTAACACAGACTACCAAGCATATTTAAAATGGCTTGAAGAAGGCAATGCCCCCACCCCAGCAGATGAAGGAGTAACACCATGAGTGTAGTGATAAATGCCTCAACGACTTCAGGGCTTGTAATGACCTCTGACTTGTCAGGTAGTCTGCAATTTCAAAACAATGGCATCAATCTACCAATGGGTGGTGTAGCACCTGCGTTTAGTGCTTATGGAACTGCTGGTCAATCTTTAGCTAATGGTGTTTTTACAAAAATAGCTTTTAATACAGAATTATTTGACACAAATTCAAATTACGACTCAACAACAAACTATCGTTTTACTCCTACAGTTGCTGGATATTATCAAATAAATGCCAATATATTTACTTCTGCAAGTGCCGCTGGATTAGCTTTTATTGTTGTTTATAAAAATGGAAGCACTTACTGTAATGGAAACATTGTGCCAAATACAAATGGCGGATATATTACCGCTAATTGTTTAGTTCAATGCAATGGTTCAACTGATTATATTGAAATTTATGCCTATCAAAATTCGGGAGTTTCTCTAACTTTTGGTTCAAGCACTTCAGCATTTCAATTTAGCGGTTGTTTAGTGAGAGGTGCATGATGACTTTATATGAAAAAATAATGGCTTTATATCCTAGCCTTACAGACAAAGATTTTACAACTGTAATTAGATTACAAAACGATTCAGACGGTAAAGGCGATTACATAAAAGAATGGAATCATTCCTTACCTAAACCAACTCAAGAACAATTAGCATAAAATGCCAATAACAATTAGCGGAGACTCGCCTAACTTTTCTAGTGCAGAATTTACTACTGCTAGTGTTACTACACTAAACGCACCATCAGGTGTCTTGGCTACTCAGAACGG